AATTAGCAAACTTTACACCAGAATTAGATTGGGAGCCTCTACGTAAGGAGATGAAACAACATGGTGTACGAAATGCTACTCTTATGGCTATTGCTCCAGTTGAGTCTAGTAGTGTTGTTATTAATAGCACTAATGGAATAGAAATGCCAATGAGCTTGATCTCAACTAAAGAAAGTAAAGCTGGGTCATTTACTCAAGTAGTTCCAGAGTATCATAGACTAAAACACAAATACGAATTGATGTGGGAACAAAAAGATTGTGTTGGATATCTAAAAACTGCGGCAGTATTAGCAGCCTACATTGATCAATCGATTAGCACAAATACATTTTATAATCCTGCAAATTATCCAGGACGCAAAGTTCCTACTACACTTATTGCTAAAAATTTGATGCAAGCACACAGTTGGGGAATCAAAACTTTTTATTATAGTTTAATAAACAAGCAAGGGTCTAAAGCACAGGAAGAAATTAAAACTAATGGACATCATCCAGAAACTGAATTTAAAGTACAAGAAGTTGTATTTGAGGATGAAGACTGCGAGGCATGTAAACTATAATGTTAGAAACTATATGTGATATAATGGTAGACGCTTATAAGCGTAACTGGATTACCAGCCGTGATGGTAATGTAAGTATTCGTCATCACGACCGTGATCATTTCTACATCACACCAAGTGGTGTACGTAAGCAGACTCTACAACCAGATCAGATATGGTTGGAAAGAATTACCTTACACTACTATTAGTGATGGCTTAAAACCAAGTGGCGAAATTCCACTTCACTTTGGGCTACAAAAAGAAATGGGGCAACATGCGAATGAAGTTCGGGTAGTTGTTCATGTACATCCTACATATTGTATTGCTGCCATGCATGCCGGTATTGATTTAAGTAAGATTAGTAATGACTTTCCAGAACTTAATCGTTATACAAAGGTAGCACCCAATGTTGGAGACGTACCGCCAATTAGTCAAGAGCTTGCAGACCAGTGTCATAAAATGTTACAATTAGATAATAATGGTAATATTGCTTATGATATAGTAGGTATTAAAGGTCACGGCGTAGTTGCAATTGATACTAGTCCGTGGCGTGCATATGAACATATTGAAAGATTAGAACATATTTGCAAGATTGTGCTTGCATCAGGAAACTATAAATGAGTAAACAACAATATAATTTAAAAACAAAGACAGACTATCTAAATCGTAAAATGTTTCTTGACCCTGCTGGGCCTGTTACTATACAACGTTTTGAAGAAGTAAAATATAAAAAGATCGTAGATTTTGAAACTACTGCACGTGGCTTTTATTGGGTGCCTGAAGAAATAAGTCTCAGTAAAGACGCAAATGATTTTAAAGATGCAAGTGATGCAGTTAAACATATTTTTACCAGTAACTTACTACGTCAAACAGCGTTAGATAGTTTGCAAGGCCGCGGCCCAAGTCAAATTTTTACGCCTGTAGTTAGTTTACCTGAATTAGAATCTTTAGTTTATAATTGGACATTTTTTGAAACAAACATTCATAGTCGCAGTTACAGCCACATCATTCGCAATATTTACAATGTGCCTAAAGAGGTGTTTAATACTATACATGATACACAAGAAATTGTGGACATGGCCTCAAGTGTTGGAGGTTACTATGACCGACTACACTTAATTAATTGCCGTAAAGAGCTAGGCGAAAAGGTTACTGAAGAAGAACACATCAGAGCTATATACTTGGCCTTACATGCCAGCTATGCATTAGAAGCATTCCGCTTTATGGTTAGTTTTGCTACAAGTCTAGCAATGGTTGAAAATAAAATCTTTATTGGAAACGGTAACATTATTAGTTTAATATTACAAGATGAGCTATTGCATAAAGGCTGGACAGCCTATATAATTAACCAAGTAGTTAAGGAAGATCCTCGTTTTGCTAAGATTGCACAAGAGTGTCAAAACGAAGTCATTCAAATTTATAAAGATGTTATTGCAGAAGAAAAGGGTTGGGCAGATTACTTGTTTAAATTAGGTCCTGTGATTGGTCTTAACGCCAACATTCTAAAAGACTTTGTTGACTTTACTGCGTTTGATGCGCTTAAACAGATTGGTATTAAGTATTGGGAACATGCTCCTAAAACTACACCTATCCCTTGGTTTAATAAACATAGTGACACAAGTAAGAAACAAACTGCGTTGCAAGAAAGCGAATCAACCAATTATGTTATTGGTGTTATGAGTGATGAACTAGACTACGACGAACTTCCTAGCATTTAAGAAAGAGAATAAAATGAAAGCAATAGTTTGGAGTAAGTATAATTGTCCATTTTGTGACCAGGCCAAAGCCTTGTTAAAACAAAAAGGAATTGAATTTGAAGAACGTAAAATTGGTGATGGATTTACTAGAGAAGATTTACTAGAAGCAGTACCCACAGCCAGAACTGTCCCACAGATTTTTTTAGACGATAAATTAATAGGCGGATTTACAGAACTTAGACAGCACTTAAAAGGATAAAAATGTTAATTGATAAAGGCGTATCAGAAGGTGAAGTAATCACTTTCAAACTTACAAGCGGTGAAGAATTAATTGGTAAATTGATAGAAGATGGGCCGTTGTTTTATAAAATACATCGTCCAATGGTAGTTGGAATGGGACCAAACGGGCCTGCACTGATGCCATACTTGTTTACTGTTAGTCCTGATAAGGAAATTAAAATCCTTAAAAATGTTGTAGCAGTAGCAGAAGCAACAGATAAAGGATTTGCTGATCAGTTTATCCAAGCAACAACAGGAATTAAATTAGCATAATGCCAGCAGTCGCTAGAATTGGAGATTCAATTGCAACAGGACACGGTTGCGATGGAACTACAACTTTGACTGGGCCTTCTAGTAATGTGTTTGCAAATAACATAGGAATAGAAAGGCAAGGTGATCCCACTGTGGTTCACAGACTAACAGGTCGTGGCTGCTCAGTCACACACACTGCTGTGATAAATGTGGGGTCTGGCAATGTATTTGTAAATAGCAAAGCAATTGGAAGAATAGGTGATTCTGCTGACTCAGGATCTATTACTTCCGGATCTCCAAACGTATTTGCCAATTAATTTGACTTATCAAAAAATAATTGTTATGCTTAAGGCATGAAGAAAAAGATTATTTTGACTGATGCAGATGGTGTACTCCTAGATTGGGAATATGCATTTGACATTTATCTACAAACTCACGGTTTTAACAAAGTTGAAGGCGGCGAGTTCAAATATAATATAGGCAAAAGATACGGCATTGATCCTGAACAAGGACGAAAATTAATTAAAATTTTTAATGAAAGTGCCGCAATTGGATTTTTGCCTCCACTACGTGATGCCATGTTTTATGTTAAGAGATTACATGAAGAACATGGCTATATTTTTCACTGTATCACAAGCCTAAGTAAAGATGAAAATGCACAAGAGTTACGCAAAATGAATTTGCAAAAACTTTTTGGAAAAACAGCATTTGAAAAATTTATATTTTTAGATACTGGTGCTGATAAAGACGATGTGCTTAAAAAATATGAAGGCACAGGCTTATGGTGGATTGAAGACAAAATAGTTAATTGTGAAGTGGGCCTAAATGTAGGTCTCAAACCACTACTTATGGAACACGGACATAATATGGATTTTCAAAATTCAAATATACCCCGTGTAAAAAATTGGAAAGAAATTTATGAACGTATAACTGGAGTTTAACCAGTTTTGCGTTTCTAATAAAAGAGCAATAATAATTAATAGACAAGGAGATTTATTATGGCAACAAATAGAATTAGTGATTTTCAAAAAATTGTAGAATCAATGGAAGGTGATTTTGAAAAGTTCTACGATAAAGAAGTCGGTGCTGCCGGTACTCGTGTTCGTAAACATTTACAAGAGTTAGCCAAACTCTGTAAAGAAGTACGTAACGATGTAACAGCAGTTAAGAACGCTCGTAAAGAATCTGCTGGAAAATAACGATAAATATAATTGTTCACATTTAAGGGAACAATTTTATGGCAACTACACGTAAATCTGTTAAACCACACAATCGAAAGCCCCACACTCGTACTGTAACTAAAAAGTACAAGGGTGGGACTACAACTAAGACTGTTCAGGTAAAGGGCAGTCACGTTAGAAGGAAGAAATAATGGCATATAGCGACAAAGTTATAGATCATTACGAAAATCCTCGCAACGTTGGTAGCTTTGATAAAACTGATGCTAACATTGGTACTGGTATGGTGGGAGCCCCGGCCTGCGGCGACGTAATGAAATTACAAATTAAGGTAAATGACCATGGTATTATTGAAGACGCTAAGTTTAAAACTTATGGTTGCGGAAGTGCTATTGCGAGTAGTTCACTGGTCACTGAGTGGCTTAAGGGCAAAACACTTGACCAAGCAGGACAAATTAAGAATAGTGAGATTGCAACAGAGCTTGCGCTCCCTCCGGTTAAAATACATTGTTCTATCCTAGCAGAAGATGCAATTCAAGCAGCCATAAAGGATTATAGAGAAAAACATGATCTCATTAACTGAACTTGCGGCATCTAAAGTTAAACAAAATTTAGAACGTAGGGGCAAGGGTTTAGGAATAAGGTTAGGAGTAAAGACTACTGGTTGTTCAGGCCTTGCTTATGCCATCGAGTATGTTGATACACCGAAATCTGAAGATATGAGTTTTGTTAGTCATAACATACACATATTCGTAGATCCAAAAAGTTTAGCATATTTAGATGGAGTTAAGATGGATTGGGTAAAAACCGGCCTTAATGAAGGTTTTGATTTTATCAATCCAAATGAACGTGATCGTTGCGGCTGTGGTGAAAGTTTTAGGGTATGACAACAAAGTATTGGTCCCGTGAAGATACACAACACTGGATAAGTCAATTAGAAAACCGTGTAGAAGATATTGATTATTATCTTAAACAAACAGTAGAATGGTGTGAACTATACGGTATATACGAAGACAAAAAAGTTTTTATTTGGGCGATGATGACAGTGGTCTGGGTCAGTCATATGCGAAATGAGCCTATAAGCAAAC